TGTAACGCCAAGCGTTACTCCAAGCGAAACAGTATCTGTTACTCCATCGATAACTGTAAGCAATACTGTAACGCCGAGCGTTACTCCTAGCGAAACTGTAAGTAACACTCCTAGTGTAACACCTAGTGAGACCGTATCTAATACACCATCTGTAACACCTAGTGAAACTGTGTCTAATACACCAAGTGTTACACCATCTACTTCGATAATCCCTGCAATAGTTAATTGGACAAACTTTGAAACAGCGACACCTTATATTGACAGTGATTTAGAAATTAATGGAGTTAATTACGCAGGTGGAGTTACTGGAGGAACAATAAACTACAATGGTGGAACCGAATTAACAGTTAAGCAGCAGTCTAGCACTTCTACTGGAGTAAGTGGACGTTATACAATGATTATCAATAATGATAGTGATGCTATAACACTATTTGCTTCTTATGTTGATGAAGTTGTTACTTCATATAAAACTGTACTTACTTATGTATTTACAGTGCAGGCAGGCAAAACGTATAGTATACAATTAACTGCTGAACCTACGCCTTTACCAACGCCAACGCCAACACCAAGTGAGACTATATCTAATACGCCATCTGTAACTCCTAGTGAGACGCCATCTGTAACTCCTAGTGAGACGCCACCTGTTACTCCAAGTGAAACACCAACTCCAACACCAAGTGAATCTTCACCGATAATAGCATATTCACATTGTTTATCAGGAAGAACTGATCCTAAGTATGGAGGAGATGGAAGCTGCCAAGAGGTTTGCGATAATTACATGGCAGGATGCGTTTAAAACTTTAATTTAAAATTTATGCCAAATACGTCAACTATTAGATATTCCAACTGTCAGACACTAGCTGTAAACTGTTATCTATATTCTGATCCATCATTAGGAAATGCGTTTACATTAGAAGATGGAAACTATTCAGATGGATCTAGGTGTATAACAGTATCAGGAGGAGCAGGGATGATAACAGCTATAGCTTCATGTGGTCCAATAACATATGTAGATTACATAGCAAACAAATGGGAGTGCAGCTCAGGTAACATAATTGCCACGTCAGTGCCTGTAGTTTTAATTTCGAGTGCTACTCCACAGTATGACAATTTTTATCTTCCATCAGATGGTTCTGGTGAGGTAGGCATTTATGTATATGAGTTATTATTCGCCGGTGGATCAGGTGGAATAGTGTTAGATATTTCTAATGGTGCAACTTTAAGTGAAGCATGTAGCATAACTCCATAGTAGTTTAATTAGTTACTACCTATAAATTATTCTACCCATTAAAGTAGCCAGTGCAAACTCCCTTTTCTTACTTTTTCAA